CTAAGTCGATACCTGGGCGCGCATTTTATTTTGAGACATACTTGCCTGAATATGCAGCAATGTATGATAAACTCCCTATCAGTGCATTTGTGTCCCGCCCAGAGACGCCTGACCCCGATCTAGACCTTCCTAATCTACAGTTTTGGAACTGTATGGACTATGGTGTTAGGTGTATTGAGAAACAATTCATTGGTTCTATGGACTTTGTATGTCATACAAGAAACTATGGAGCTATTTCTGGTGAATATTTGTTTACATTGGATAATTTCCATCCCGATGTGGACATAACTAACTGTAACGTGAGTGAAATTCCCGACGAACACAAGTCTCATAACTGCATTGAACTTGAAAATGGTCAATTTGCACTCTATCCAAACAATAGAATGCGTATTTTTGACCTTTCGATCACTCCAGAAACACCAAAAACACCTGATTTTAAGGTTTCTACCAAATACTATCAGGTTGAGAATGGTGTAAGATGGGGAAGATTAGGTGATACCGACGATTATTTTTGGAAAACACCTGAAGAAAGTAAAATTTGTCCAAATTGCGGACAAAATCCTTGTGATCCACGTTGTATAAACGCTGACTAGGGATAGAAACCCCTTAAAAAGTTCTGTTTTTCCTATAAAGACAGAAAAATGGCTCAAAATCCAGTAGACTTAGGTAAAGATTTCATCCAAAAAGGGATGAGGTTGATTACTCAAAGGTCATCAGACGCACTTTTGAAGAAGGCTCATGACCAAAAGTATCAAATTCCCGAAGATAGAATGTCAAGACCATGTGGAGGTGCTGGTGGTTTTGATGATTTTGTTGAACGTTGGCATGAGTAGTATAAATATAGCAGAAAAATTGTATCGTTAGATGCCTGTCGTCCGTACATCACGTCGATTTAAAGACATTTCGTTGTCTTTTCGAAGGCATCCTGTGACTAATGACATAGTTGCACTCACAAATGAGGATGCAATCAAGAGATCTGTCCGAAATCTTGTTGAAACGATCAATACTGAGAGACCTTTTAACTCTTTGATTGGTTCTGAAGTTAGAAATAGCTTCTTTGAACCAGCTGATCAAGAAATTTTGACAAGATTAGAGGTTGAAATTGAGACTTCTATCAAAAACTTTGAACCAAGAGTTAGATTAACATCGGTTTTTGCATCTCATCCACCCGATACTAATGAAATTGTGGTAGAAATCACCTACGACATCATCGGATTACCGTTACCAACACAAGAAGTCACATTCATTCTTCAACCAACTAGGGAATAATGGCGTTTACTCAATATACAAACCTAGATTTTGAACAAATTAAAGCGGCTTTACGCGAATATTTGAGGTCAAACTCTAATTTTACTGATTTTGACTTTGAAGGTTCTAACTTATCGATTTTAGTTGACACTCTAGCGTACAATTCGTATATTACGAACTATAATGCAAACATGGTCGCCAATGAGGCGTTCATTGATAGTGCAACATTGAGAGAAAACGTAGTTGCATTAGCTAGAAATATTGGGTATGTCCCCTCTTCTAGAAGAGCTGCATCTGCAAATATCAGTTTTAGTGTTGATCTGGGTAGTTCATCCACAAAGACCTCTGTAACCCTCAAGGCGGGTCTTGTGGCCCTTGGAGATTTCGCAAATACCAACTATACGTTCGTAGTTCCAGAGGATGTAACATCACCAGTTGTTGATGGAATTGCATTTTTCACCGTTGATATTAAACAGGGAACGTTCTTAACCAAAGAATTTATTGTTGACACTTCTCAGTCAAATCAAAGATTCATTATTCCAAATCCATTCGTTGATACTTCAACTTTGAAGGTTTCTGTCAAGGACACCGCAAGTTCTACGACACAAGTTGTATATTCTCAAGTTGATAATATTGTTGGAATCAAAACAACATCTGAGATTTATCTACTCCAAGAAGTACAAGATGAAAAATATGAAATTTTATTCGGTGACGGTGTAATTGGTAAGAGGTTGTCATCAGGAAACGTCGTTACAGCGTCTTACGTTGTCTCTGATGGTGAAAACGGTAATGGTGTTGCAAACTTCTCATTCGTTGGAAAGTTAGTTGACAACAATGGTGCATTGGTTGTAACTGGTGTCTCTGATATCAATACTAATCAACCATCAAGAAATGGATCTGAGATTGAAAATATCAGCACGATCAAAAATTTAGCTCCTAGAGTTTATGCATCACAATATCGTGCAGTAACGGCAAATGATTATCAATCTATTATCGCAACAATCTATTCAAATGCAGAAGGTGTAATTGCATATGGTGGAGAAGATGCAACTCCACCTCAATTTGGTAGAGTTTTTATATCAATTAAACCCAAAAACGGACAATATATTTCTGATTTTGATAAAAAACAAATATTGCAGGATTTGAAATCTTACAGTGTTGCTGGAATTCAACCACAAATTGTAGATTTGAAGTATTTGTATGTAGAACTTGAAAGTAGTGTTTACTACAATTCCAATACACTGTTAAGTCCATCGGATTTAAAAACACAAGTAACAAATTCTCTAACAACTTATTCAAAATCTGCAGATTTGAATAAGTTTGGAGGTAGATTTAAGTATAGTAAAGTTCAAAAAATTATTGACGATACAAATACATCGATTACTTCCAATATCACTAAGGTAACTATCCGTAGAAATTTGGAAGCCAACACTGCAAACTTTGCTCAGTATGAATTGTGTTATGGAAACGCATTTCATGCGGGTAGAAAGGGTTATAACATCAAATCTACTGGATTTGTTGTTGATGGAATTGATGGAACTTTATATTTTGGTGATGTTTGGGAAAATGAAACAACTGGGCGTCTTTTTGCGTTCAGACTTTTAAGTGATGGAACACCTGAAGTAGTCATTTCAAATGCTGGCACTGTGAAATATGACGTTGGTGAAATCCTTATAGATACAATAAGGATTTTGTCAACAGTTAAGAGTGATAACATCATAGAAATTCAGGCTGTTCCTGAATCGAATGATATTATTGGGTTGAAAGATCTATTTCTTCAACTTTCTGTTGATAACAGTAACATTAGTACTCTTGAAGACTTGATATCCACAGGTGCTGACAATTCTGGTACTAGGTTCATTTCCACTTCTAGCTTCTCCAACGGAAAATATATTAGACAGTAATGATCGACACCGCTTCCAAGAAAGTCCAGATCAATCAGATCGTTAGGAGTCAACTACCTTCTTTTGTTCAAGAGGAAAATCCTCTTTTTGTTGATTTTTTAAGTCAATACTACCTCTCTCAAGAGTACCAAGGTGGTCCAATTGACCTCATCACAAATTTTAATGAATATCAAAAGACGGAGACATTTAGTGGAAATGAAAATCTAATTGGATTTACCACTTGTACAAGTGCAGTAGCTTCTTATGATGATACCATCAATGTAACTTCAACTGATGGATGGCCAAAGACTTATGGCCTGTTGAAAATTGGAAACGAAATCATTACATACACTGGAATTACAACCAATTCATTCACTGGTTGTATTCGCGGATTTAGTGGTATTGAAAATCTTCATCAAAACAATAACGAAGAAAAATTACTTTTTAACTCCACCTCTGCAGAAAATCACGTTTCTACCTCTAGAGTTGAAAATTTAAGTAATCTTTTCTTAAGAGAATTTTGGAAAAAAACAAAAAATCAGTTTCTCCCTGGATTTGAAGACAGAAAACTTGATAATGCAGTAGATAAAGCTAATTTTTTACGACAGGCTAAAGATTTTTATGCTTCGAAGGGAACAAACGAAGCGATAAAAATTCTCTTTAATGTTCTCTACAACAAGAGAGCTGAAATTGTAAAGCCAATCGAATATCTTTTTACACCATCAAATGCAGATTATGTTGTTACTGATGATCTTGTAGCAGAACTAATTAGTGGTAATCCATTAAACATAAATGGACAGACATTATATCAAACTGATAGTGTTGCAAGTGGATCACTTTTTAATATACAGAGATATAGAAAGAATGATATTGAATATTATATTTTAAGTTTAAGTAGAGAGTCCGAACTTGGTACGTTCGTAGTTACTGGATCATCTACGTTATTATCTAACGTTTCTATTGGGGACACTGTTATTACAGTGGACTCCACTCTTGGATTTGGAAATACAGGCTCGGTTTATGTTGGAACTGGCCAAACTGTAGGAATTGCTACTTATACTAGTAAATCATCAAATCAATTCTTTGGTTTAACAGGTATTACCTCTGCATATTCAGATGGCCAATTTGTAAGAGGTTCGAGAACTGTATATGCTTATGAAAATGGTGATATCACTAAACCCGTATATTTCAGACTTACTTCTGTAGTTTCTGATTTAGACTTAGACAATGTTGGATATTTGTATGTAAATGATAAAATTAAACCAAAAAATCTTGGCAATCTTTCGGCATCAAATGATTATAGATTAAATTCTTGGTTGCATAATTTAAAGACAAAAACAAGAGTTGCTAAAGATTCTAATAACAAATCAATAATTGATACAATCACCAATAACGTATCTACTGCAGATGCACATCTACTTCGAGTAGATGATTCTGTAACTCTTGTCGATGAAAGTTCCGCAATTGCATCGAATGTTGTAGGAACTGTATCTCAAATTATTAGTGATTTTGAATTTAAAATCACTGTTACCTCAGGTACTCTTGATGTAGATACAACTTATAGTGTTAGAAGAGATCTGTCGTTTGCTTCAGCTAATTCTTCATCCATTAATATATCTGAGTTTTTGGCTAATGTTCAAAACACATATTCCAATTTAGATAACGATAAGTTCTATGTAACTTCTGGATCTTTACCATCATATGAAGTTTTTGCTACAGATAGGACGAAAACATTTACATCATCAAATGTCAGTGGCACTACAATCGACATTACCAGCCATAGATTTTTTACTGGAGATGTTGTAAAATATTATTCTGTTGGTGGAACTGATGTTGATGGATTGACATCTGGAAGTGATTATACTTTAGTAAAAATTAGTGACAATAAAATTTCTCTTGCAAACAGTAAAACTGATGCTAATCTAAAAAGATATATTTCTTTAGATGTTTCAAACTCTGGCACCGACCATAAAATTGTTCCAACTGATCTTTCTGGTAATAATTTACAATATCAAAATTTCTTAAGAGAATTTTCAGTAACTCCAAAACCCAAAAAATTTGAAAAAACATTTCAAAACGAAACCATTGGTATGTTTTTGAATGGTGTTGAAATTCATTCAAATAAGTCTGGAGATGTTGTTTACTATGGATCTTTGGAAAACATTGATGTGGAAAATGGTGGCTCTGGATATGATCTAATTAATCCACCAAATGTACACATCGATGATTCTGTTGGATCGGGGGCAACTGCTTTTGCAGTTATTGAAGATGGATCATTCAAATCCATCGATGTTACATATCGTGGTTTTGACATTAAAAAAGTTCCTTCTGTAGAAATCACTGGAGGTAATGGATCTGGAGCTAAAGCCTCTGTACGATTGAGATTAGAAAATAACTCTAAAAAGTTTGATGCTGACACTGGTGTCAATACTAGTGATGATAAGATTGAATTTCCTTCAAATCACTTGTTCTTTAACGGTGAATCGGTAATTTACAAAAAATCATCTGAATATGCAGCTGTTGGTGGTCTTGTTGATGAGTCACTATATTATGTTCATAAGGTAGATGATACGAATATTCAATTGATGAATACTCGTCAGGATGCTTTTACTGGAAATAATCCAATAACTTTAACTTCTAAGTCTGCAGGAACCAACGTACTGACAACCACCACTCAAAGAAACGTGGTTGATACTGTTATTATTGAAGATCCTGGGTCTGGATATTCTAATAGAAAGACAACGGTAGATTCTGTTGTGTATCCACCGACATCATTATCTGCGGAAATTAGAAGTGGTATTAATACCTCAGACAATTACATATATTTCAGAGACCATGGTTTTAATTCTGGTGATCTTGTTGAATATTCAACAACTGACTCAGAAATTGGAGGGTTGTCACAGACACTCAATTACAGAGTAATTAAAGTTGATGATGATAAGTTTAGAGTAGCTAATGCTGGTGTCGGCACTACCTCATCAACATTAAACTATATCAAGAATAATTATGTTGATTTTACTTCAATTGGAGTTGGTACACATACATTTAAGTATCCACAAATTCATGTAAGTATCGATGTAATTTCTGGAGTTGCTAACACATCTATTTCTACTCCTACTGTTAATACCATCTGTACAGGTTCTATACGAAATGTACATTTGACCAGTGTGGGAACTGGATATGGAGTTACAGAAACCCTTAATTTACATAGAAGACCATCGGTAACCATCTCTAATGGCACTGATGCGGAATTGGATCCAGTTGTTATTAATGGTGAAATTGATCAAGTTTTAATTAAAAACGGTGGAACTGGATATGTAACCCCTCCAACTCTTAGAGTTGATGGAGTCGGTAAATATGCAAAATTAGTGGCCACAGTTACAAATGGGGCTATTACATCCGTAACTGTTGTAGATAGAGGCAAGTCCTTTGTTCAAGGATCAACTTCGATTAAGGTAATTCCTGTTGGAAGTGGTGCTAAACTTAGAGCGGATGTTAAAAAATGGGAAGTTGATTTTGTACAAAGATACAAAAAAACTGTTAATGAAAATGATGATGGAATTATAGTTCCAAGCCAAAATTCAAATTACGGCAACAAATTTGTTCATGGATACCTTTCCAGAAAATTAAGAAGAGTTCTCGGTGACAACGTAGACTCTAGTTTTGGTGAAGAATCAACACCCACACACTCTCCTATTGTTGGTTGGGCATACGATGGCTCACCGATCTATGGTCCATATGGATACAACACAGCAACTGGTGGAACAGTTCGTAGATTACTTCCAAGTTATACTTTAGAAACAAAATCAAATAGACCTTCAGTAACATTGTATCCTTTAGGATTCTTTGTTAATGATTGGAATTACACCGCTGATGGAGATCTTGACGAATATAATGGTAGGTTCTGTAAAACGCCAGAATATCCCGAAGGAGTATATGCATATTTTTGTAACATTGAAGTTTCAAATAGCTCAACGATTCCTTTTTCAAACAATAGGGAACCTCTTTTCCCATACATTCTGAATGGGT